GCAATCTTTTCCATTCTCTGTGCAATTTCACCAACTGCTAACTGCTTTTGCAAAAGTTGCGATTCATACATTGGAACTGCATATCTATTGTCAGTAATTTGTTTCTTTATGCCCTCCTCTGTACTTATAATACTTTGCCTATTTTGTTCTAGCTTCTGTTTTATTTGGGTTAGTTGGTAGTCGTTTTCTGTGCCTTTACTTACTGTGTTTAGCTTTTTGAGTTCATTATCAAGTCTAGTTCCCTCTGCACGCAAATCGTTTAAATCTATAACTTGCGAGGCAGTACGATTTGCTAAATCACCCTTCAAAAGTTCGTTTTCTTCATTAGCTAGGTTAAATTTATTTTCAAACTCTTTACCCTTGATTGTAGCTTCCTTATATCTGTTATCTAAATCCCTAGCTTTCTTAGCAACAAATGGTGCAGATGCTGAGTTAATCAATTGAAAATCCCTTGGAGTTGCTTGTTCAGTTGTTGCTCTTTTTAATGCCTGTCCTAGCTTTGGATTGGATGTTTCAAGTGCAAGTAAATCTTCTGGACTAAAGTTGGCTAAGTTACCCATTGCAGTATCTTCTTCCTTATTACGCTTCTCCTTATTAAGCCCATACTCCTTAATTAAACCACCAATCTGGCTTCCCATGTTGGCATACATTTGGCCTTGCGCGCGCCCTGCTTCCATGATGGGTCGAGTATCGACCCGTGCTAACGCTGATCCGTAATTTCCGCTAAAGAATGGTTTTCTTGCCATAATATTTTATCTTCCTATTTTTGAGTCCATCCACTTACGGATTCTTGCTTTTAATCTTGGCTTGTCTGATATGAAGTTTGCAAAGCGTTCACCATATTTTATGTAGGCTTTTCTAAATAATGATGGTGAATCATTGAGCATCCATTTTCGGAATAATAACCATGCTGGATTATGCTCGCCATATACTTCTCTTGCTACCCAGCAGAATCCACCAAGTAATGTAGCTCCACCGCTTGCAGCAGCACCTGCTCCACCTAGCAATCCACCACCAAGTGAACCAATACCACTAAATATACCAGCAGTCTTTGTTGCATCTGCTCCTACTTGTGCATTATACATATTGGCTGCATTGGTTGCTTGGTTCTGTATGAATCCAAGACCACTCTCTGGGTTGAGGTATTGTGGTGCTGAGTTGAGTCCGTAGCCAGCTTGTCCGAATACCGATTGCCCGGCTTGCAAGCTTCCTCCTCCTCCTCTGCCAAGTACTGCTTGGAATGGATCAAGGGTGGATGAATCTTCTAATGCAGCAAGTCCACCAGCAGCTTGGATGTAACCAAGAATACCAGACTGTGTAAGTTGTTCATTTAAGCGATCCGCGTCCATTTGCGCACCTGTCTCAAATTGATAATTAGATACTTGATTAGCTAAGTTGTTTAGTTGAACTTGCATGTCCTCTTGTGCGCCATACTTATTTGCCTCCTGGCTAAACTGCTGGTTGGCCATCAAGCGTTGTTGATTAAGTTGTGCCTCTGCTTGCTCTTGTGTCAGTCCAGCTTCTAATTCTGTAGCACGAGCTTGTTGGGTAAAGCCAGCATCTGCCATTGCTTTTTGTTGAGCCATGTTTGCACTTAACTGCTCTTGTCCAAGACCAGCTTGCACGCCAAATTCACTAGCTCGATTAGTTGCCTGTTGGTTTGCAAGTTGTGCTTGCATGTCCTGTCCGGCAGTAAATTCACCTGCTCTATTTTTCGCTGCTTGATTTTGTATACCCGCTTGAAGCGCGCGTCCGAGATCGGACTCTTGAAAATCTGCTTCCTGTCCAAGTGCTCGTTGTGCAAATGCTCGGTTTTGCATTTTGCGCTGGTTGTCTTCAGCAACCCTTGCCTCTGCCTCTGCGATTGCACCTGACTGATCAAATGTACGCCCCATCATTGTGGATCTTGCACGTGCAGCTTCTGCAATTTGTCGTTGTTCACGATCTGTTAGACCTTGTCCAAGTGCAGCTTCTGCGTCTTTCATTAATGCAGCACGCACAGGGTCATTCTGTAATATTTGATCACCATCTAAACCAGCAGTTGCGGTGTAACCACTGCCTGTGACATCAGTATTCGCAGTGTATGAAGTAGGAGCAGTTAATGTTGTTGGATCTGCAACCTGTGCGCTTGTGAAAGAAGTGCCTGTCTTTAAGTCAATAGGTGTGGCATTTTGTGCTGCGTCAAAGCCTTTGCTTGTTAGTGATAGTGGATCAGTTATACCTTGTGGCCCGCCAATTGCCCCTGCCCCTGTAAGTGAATCCTTCTGTCCTTCTAGTACTTCTCTTGCAGACTCAAGTGCTTCTTGAGTGCCAGGCTTGTAGTCTTCCATGATGTCCTGGTATGTACCAGATAAACGAGCAACGTCCTGCAAATCACGCTCTCGTTGACGAGACAAGTTACCTGCTTGGATGTCCTCGCCATATGCAGATAAACCTAAGAAGTTACCACTCTCATCAAAACCTGCTTGTCTGCCTGCATCTACTTGTTCGTAAACAGTTTCAGTGAATTCTTCACCTACAGTGTTTGCTTTACCAGAATCAACATCTGCTTGCGTAGCAGTCTTAGTAACTTCCTTCGCAACTGTGTTTTGCACGCCACGCTTGTCACCAAGCAGGTCAACCATGCCATCTTCTTGGCGTACTACGTCACCTTCTTTTAATGGTTCTCCTGTATTTGGATTAGTAAATTCAAATGTTTGGGCAACTGCATCTGTATCACCATCTGCTTCATCAATTGTTGTTTGTAATGATTTAAACTTTGCTGATACTGCTTCAAGGGCTGCAGCTTCTGCTGCTTTTGCGGTTTTATCGCCATCAATATATGTGCCATATTTTGCACCACCAAAAGTTTCAGTTACCCCACCTGTCTCAGTATCAAGAATAGAGTAAGTTGCGCTGACACCTTCTTCAATTTTTTGTTTTCCGAAGTCTACTTTGGGAGAAGTATCCTTGCCAGGATCAGTTTTAACAATTTGATACCTTCCACCTCCAGCACTTTGTACTTGCCCTTGATCATTAGTAACAGGTTCTGCACCAGGTATTCCGTACTTACCTGTCTCTGGGTCTTTAATAACTTTCTGCTCACTACCTAGCAAAGTCTGCCTAAGAATATCTGTGTCTGTTTGTGCAGTCTTTCTACGAATTGATTCTTCGAGTGGAAGCAAAGATTCAAGCGAACCTGTGTCTGTAAAGTCACCTGTGCCTGTAAGTAATTCTACTTGTGCTTTAAGTGCGTCTGCCATGCCTTCGCCATAACTTGGCTGCGCTGGTTGATTGTAAGTTGGGCCTGACATAATTTATTTCCTCCTAGTAATTCTGTTTAAATCGTAAAATCTTATAGGTCTATTCTTGTTCTCCCTTGCCCAGCCAACATAAGGAAGCTTGAAGGGCATGAGGTTTATCCAATGCTTTACGCACTCATCACCTACGGCCATGTGTACAAACCAAGCGTTTGGTTTTGATGTACCCCATTGTTCAGCAGGTGGGGTTTCACTGTCTTTGTCTACAGTCTTAGCTAAGATAAAACTTTTAGGAGTCTTATGCATATAGCCGTGTACAAGATAGGTGGATATATCCTTAAACATATCTATTCCACACTCATCATATAAATTATTGACTCGCTCCATGATATTCATAACTCAACCTCCTTGGTTGGTACATCCCCCTTATATCCCATGAGCCAAAGAACAAACACTCGATGTATCCCGTCTACTACTTTTCCATCTTTTAAAAGGATTGGTTCTTTTATGCCATTTTCCTTTATGTCTTGTGCCAGCATAAATAAAGGCAAGCTCTCACGTGCAACTCGATTCCAATCAATGTTGTATGGGCCAGCCTCAAATAATTCGTTTAATTTCATGTACTAATTGTCGCTCCTAATGCGACCACTTTCCATGCAGATCCATCGCTTACTGCGACTGTGGCTGCACCTGAGTTTCCATCGGTTACGTAGATCATTTGCCCGGCTGGAGATGCGCTTGGCACACCAGCTACATCGTATGATTTAAGTGTCATTATTGTGCCACTTATCGTGCCACCTGTTAAAGCAACTGCATTGCTCGCTTGGGTGGCAATTGTGCCTAGTCCTAAATTTGTGCGTGCAGTACCAGCAGTTGATACATCTGATAAATTATTACTTGGTTGTAGGAATGCAGTAGTTGCTTGTGTGGATGCCGTGCCTAGTCCTAATGCAGTTCTTGCTGCCCCTGCACTTGTTGCTGCCGTTCCACCATCTGCAATGGCAATGGGTGAGGATAGTCCACTTATCGTACCACCTGTGATGTTTACATTTCCTTCACCAATTGCAACTGTTGGTGTGCCTAGTTGGTTAAGTGACGCAGCAGTTACATCCACGCCCGTGGCAAATGTAAATCCTCGTGTAACTGTTGCGGTGATTGCCATCTATGCAACTTCCCTTCTTGCATTTGCCCCTACCCCAATTGCTTCCAAACTTACATGTCTAAAGCTTGGTCTGCCTGCGGTTACATTGATTTCAACTTCTGCACCATACCCACGGGTACGACCCGTACCAAAGCGGAAGAGTGCTTCTTCTGTGCCATCTGCGGTGTGGCTTAATACTGTGGTGCTTGAGTCTGGGTCTAGTGTGTTGACCTTGATATTAAATGCATCTGCATTGACTGTGTTTGCACCTAACTGTCCACGCTTCCAACTTTTTACATTGATGTCTCCAAAGGTGAAGGATCGTGATACAAGCTTACCTGCAATTGCAGTTGTGCCGGACTCAGATGTACTGCCTATTTTGCGACCACTATCATCTATGGAGTTTTCTTCCATTAAGTACCAACCTGTTTTGTTGCCTGCAAATAATCTGCGTCTTGTTGGATTAGATCCATGCGAGCAGATTACCCAATCATCTACATGAAATGCCACACTGCCTGACATTGCTGGGTAAGAATCTACGCTAGTCCAGGTCGATGTAAGTAGGTTAAATACGAAAATCTTGTTCGCTACTGTTGAACTACCTGTGGGTACTGCAAGATAGTACTTATTGTCATACACCACACCACAAGCTTGATCTGCTGCTGCGTAATTAACGTCGTTAAATTGATCCTGTATAGGTCTGGTCATGGGTATGGTTTCACCACTAACTTTACTAATAGCTACCCCAAGTCCCTTGGCTGGGTCTGTACCGGGTGACAAGACGATGACTCCATTATCAGATAGGAAGAATGTTTGTGGCCCAGACTGTGCAATTGATTTGCGTGCCACACAACCATGCTGACGGGTAATCTCGTAGGTGTTAGCTGCGCTAGTTGTGGCAATGTTATTAATCATATGAATGCTATTACGCATAAACACGATTAACTGATCTTCTTGGTACGGAAAAAAGCCTACAAGTTTATCTGCACTTCCTTTATTTATTCTAAATTGTGAGTCAGCAGCGTAGTAATTATCTGTGTCCAACAAATCGGACATCAAGATTGAATAGTTACTATCTGTGGGTTGTGGAATAATTAAGCGATTGCGAAAGAATACACCATAATCTGTGTTTGGACATTGTATGCGTCCAGCACCTGGGCTTGCATTTGCTTTAACTACAAAGTCATTGCTTACATCTCCATCCCATTCAAGTGGTGTTTTATCCTTACCACGAAACAAAATGAGTTTTTCTAATGCCTGCACAAAGCTCGCGCCATCTGCTGTGGCCACAACTTCACTACCTGGATAATCAATGTCGATACCTGAGTTATTTGCATCATTCCATAGGATTACTTTATCCTTGGTTGCAACTACCACATATTCATTTCCTGTTGCCGGATCGGAGTAGAGTGTGGATGCAAAGACCATCTCATTTGTGCCATTGTAGCTAAGTGTTACTGCACCTGCTAAAAAATCTATACCTTTGCGTACCTCTGCAAGGTCACCAATCAAGCGCATATTCTCGCTTGTCTGTACAAAGCCCGGTTCTAAACTTGTTGCTTCTTGGTATGAATCAATACCACGAAATCCACGATCTCCGTCTGTAAGAACTTGGTCATCTAATCTACCTGATGTGCGATAACGTGCCATTCACTTGTTCTTTATTTCTAGGTAGAGTTTTCTACCCATGTAAATAATGGTGATGACACCTGCGATGCATCCGAATAAATCATCCAGATGTGACAGACCAAAAGTGGCAACTGTACCACTCATGCCAAGAATTGCAGTCCGGTCTATCATTAGAAAAGCCAATCTAATATGATGATGCCAACGACAAGTCCGGCTAATATGGTTATCATTTTGCCTTTCTTCGACATGTCCATGAACTTGTCTTTTAATAATTCAAGATTTCTCATTACGGGAGGGAGGTTTGACGGGGAATGGTGCGCGAGTTTGATGTTTGATCGCTTCTGTTTGTGAGCATTGACGGGCAGTTCTTTTCGCCACGAATATGGGAATGGCAAGGTAGCCACCGAGTAATACTGCCGCTCCGATCAGAATCTTTTTTATGTAGGATGTGAATGCATCGAAGCCTGACTTGTGGCTCTCCATGCCCTTTGCCACTAACTCACTCACATCTCCGTGTGTAAGTAAATCAAGCTTTTCTTCTGCTTCTATGAGGGCATCTTTGTTTTTAAGTGCCTCACCAGCAAGTACACCTGCACCAGCAGAGAGTCCACCTATTACCGGGCCACCTAGACTTCCGGCAGTACCCCCAACCAATCCTCCCATCAAGGGATAGGTAGAGCGCATGGAACAGGAGCAAAGCATGAGCATTAAAAATGGTGTGGCGTGAATCATCCAGG